GGTTATGTAAACTTTAAATAACCCAGTATTTATAACTATGAGCCAGTTTGATAAAATAGTATTCGGTAAGAAAAAATTCTCGGATCTTCTAGAAGAGATCTACGATAACCAAAAGAAAAAAGATAAGCAGGTAACTGCCCTTGTTAAAGAACTTCAACCTATGATCGAGGAGATAGGTGATGCTACCCTAATTGTTCCATTAATTAAAGAATATATGGAAATTGGGGTAAAAAACGATGATCTTTTAATTAAAATGGCTGCTTTAGCACAACGTGCTATGAACAGTGAATCAACCGATACTGGGTTAGGTATCTCAGACGAGGAAAAACAACAACTACTTGACGAGATAAGTAAGTTTAAGTCTGAGGAGTAATGGCTGACTTTGTATATGGTTTAGCCGGGATTAGTGATATAGTATCTCCTAATACAAATGGTGGAGGTGGTGGTGGTTCTAGTTTTACACCTGTTAGAGTTGTAGATATTGTCTTAAGTGGTGATCATCCTAGATTTGGTGAAGTAGGAGAATGGAATGGTATAGGAACTATATTTTATAATAGTGTAACAGACCCAACAACACAAAATAATACAGATAATCAGGCTAAACCTGCTTTCTCAAACATTAAACAATTTCCATTAATTAACGAGATTGTATATCTTTTTAGTCTTCCTTTACCTACTTCTCAAGATGAACCTGATAATGCCGGTAACTATTATTTTACCCCAATTAATATTTGGAATAGTCAACATCATAATGCTGTACCTAATGGTTTAGTATTAAACGCTGAAAATGCTTCTGATTATTCATCAACTCGAGCAGGACTTGTAAGAAGAGTACAGGATGAAGGTACCGAAATATTTTTAGGAAATACTTTTATTGAAGAACCAGATATTCACCCTCTTTTACCTTTTGAAGGTGATTTAATTTATGAAGGGAGATGGGGTAACTCAATTCGTTTTGGTTCTACAGTTAGTGGTTCTTCTAATGATTGGTCTGTAACAGGTTCAAATGGTAATCCTATTACTATAATTCGTAATGGTCAAAATCCAAATATACCAACAGATGGTTGGGTTCCTACAGTTGAAGATATAAACGGAGATTTATCTTCTATATATCTTACAAGCACCCAAAAACTTCCATTACAGGCTTCTAGTACAAACTATAACAGTTATCCTTCAAATCCACCTACTACCCCTAACCAATTTGCAGGTAAACAACTTATACTTAATTCAGGACGTTTAGTATTTAATACCACAACTGATCATCTTTTACTTACCTCTAAAAAATCAATTAACCTAAATGCTGTAGAGGGAGCTTATATAGACACCCCAAACGTGGTGCTAAACTCAACCTCAATTAAGCTAGGTTCAAAAGATGCTGCTGAGTCACTTATGTTAGGGGATAAAACAGTAACACTTTTAAACGATGTACTTACCCAACTTATCTCAGTAGTAAATGATTTAGGTCAATTAGCGGCTAAACCCATAATAGGGGGAGCAGCACCTGATCCCAAACTAATAGCCACTACAGCTAGAGCTAAGATAAAACTTACTAACTCAAAGAATAAGCTTAATACCTTATTATCTAAACAAAATAAAACAGTATAATGGCTTTAGGAACTATTATAGCAGGATTAGTTAGAAATGCCGCTAGATCATTGGTTAACTTTGAGCTAGCGATAGACCCTATTATTGAACGTTTACAACAATCCTGCCCTCCTAAAGCCGAGTTAGAAATTATAATTAGACAAAAAAATTCTATAGCTACAGCTTTAACTCAGACTCAAACTGCTTTAACTACAATGGTCCAAACCGGACAAACAGTTACAGGTATTATAAATGTGACTGATATAGCTCTTAGAGTTATTAAAAATCTCCCTTTACCTACCTCAGTACCCCCTGGAGTGGGTATTCCGATTAGTGTTATTAATAGATTTACTGATACTTTAATTAAGTTATCAGATTTAATTAAAACTAATAAAGGTATAGTAGCTTCTATTGCTCCTGCTGTGCAATCACTTAATAGTGATATTCAAACTATTTTAAATCAACTGGCTCGATTAGATGTATTGTTAGCCGGATGCCTAGAACAGGATACAGTTGGGTTAACAGATGAAGAAAAAGAAGATTATTTTACTAGTTTAGGTATAAATCTAAATACTTTAGATACTACCTCTGATCCTCAAGTTAATATAGCAGGAGGACAAGCTTTAGAAGATAGCTTAGCTCCTAACTCAAATGGCCCTCTAATTTATAAAGACTTTAAACTTATAATAGATAACGATAAAGAAAATACATTATCATTTCCTCGTAGAAGAATAGTAGCAACTCGTATTACTGATGGTGTTCAAATTGTGGGGAACTATTCATTTAGTTCGAGTACTCAAATTTTAGTAGATGAGATAAAATTTAAAATAGATAAATATTTAAGTGAACAGTTAACTATAGCAGATACTCCTAATGAAAGAACTACATTTACAACAGAATTACTTTAATTTTTAATATTTATAACAAATGAAACCGAGCGAATTAAAATCATTTATCAAAGAAGCAGTTAGAGAAGCTATCCAAGAGGAACTAAAAGATATCCTTTTGGAAGCAGTTCGTGCTCCTAAATTACCAATCCAGGAAACTTATCAAATGTCTCCTGTATCTACTGATACCTCTACTCAGGTTACTAATAGTCCCCCACAAAAATCAGCTACAGAAAAGAGAGCCATGATGGAAAGTATTATGGGTGACATGAGAAGAGGACAAGATACTCTTTCATTCAACTCAGCTGATGCTAGAGGAATGGGTGTAACTGCTAATACTCTACAAATAACCCCGGGTATGAATACTTCAGGAGATGGGTCAAAATTACCTGAGGGTAATGTTGGTTTAGATATGATTATGGGATTAATGGGCAAGAAATAATGGCAATTCTTTTAGGTAGAAAATTCCCCATTGATACTCAACCTGCTAGAGCAGTTGGGGTTGCTTTACCTTTTAATGCTCCGGGTGTATTTACTTCTAATTATACTACATCTAAACAACTTAACTCAAATCTTATAAATTTTTTCTTAACTAATAGAGGGGAAAGGGTATTAGATCCTACTTATGGAGCTAATTTAAGAGCCGTAATTTTTGAACAAATTACAGAAGGTAATTTAGATGCCTTAAAATCAAAAATAGAACTAGATTTAACTACTAATTTCCCTGATGTCAGGCTAGCAAATTTGGACATTTTAGGGAATGAAGATTTAAATGAAATCCAAGTAAGAATAACATATACAGTTGTATTATCCGGAGAAACAGATACAATTAGTTTAAATTTTAATCAATAATGGCTGAGAATAAAAATATAAATTATTTAGCAAAAGACTTTACAACTTTAAAGCAACAGCTTATAGATTATGCTAGGACATACTTTCCAAATACCTATAACGACTTTACTCCTTCATCCCCAGGCACTATGTTTATTGACATGGCTGCCTATGTGGGTGATATTTTATCGTTTTATTTAGATAATCAAATCCAAGAAAACTTTTTACAATATGCTAGAGAAGAGTCAAACTTACTTACGCTAGCCTATATGTTAGGTTACAAACCTAAAGTAACTAGTCCAGCAGGAGTTGAACTTACATTTTATCAACAAATCCCAGCTAAATTATCGGGCAGTGTAACAGTACCTGATTTTGATTATGCATTAAAGTTAGCTGAAAATGCTGCTATTGGTTCTACCCTAACAGGCACTCCTTCATTTTTAGTACAGGACCCAGTTGATTTTTCATTTTCTAGTTCATTAGATCCTACAGTTGTAAGTGTTTTTCAAATTACTAGTAACTTACCTAGTAAATATCTTTTAACTAAAACTAGAAAAGCAATTTCATCTACTATTAGTACTACAACATTTACTTTTGGAACTCCACAACAATTCCCTACAGTAGAAATAAATGATACTAATATTATTAAAGTATTAAGTATTATTGATAGTCAAGGAAATGAGTGGTATGAAGTAGATTATTTAGGGCAAGAAACAATTTATGAGTCTTTACAAAATGTAAACACAAACGATCCTAATTTTTCATCAGATCAAAGCCAGGTTCCTTATTTACTTCAATTAAAAACAGTACCTAGAAGATTTGTAACTCGTTTTAAAGATTCAAATACTCTTCAACTACAATTTGGTGCTGGTACTGTTTTAGATTTTGATGAACAAGTGACCCCTAACCCAGACAACGTAGGTATTGGTTTACCTTTTGAACAAGATAAACTTAATGTAGCTTATTCTCCAAATAACTTTATGTTTACAGATAGCTACGGTATAGCCCCATCAAATACTACTTTAACAGTAAGATATTTAACAGGTGGTGGGGTATCATCAAATGTACAAGTAGGTGCGTTAAATACACTATCTAGTGGTAATTTAAATTTCTTACAATCTACTTTAAACGCTGTAACTGCCCAAAACATATTTGATTCTTTTGCTGTTGATAATTTAGTTGCAGCCTCTGGAGGTGGAGATGGTGATTCGATTGAGGAATTAAGACAAAATTCAATTGCTCAATTTAGTTCACAGCTTAGAACAGTAACACAAGATGATTATTTAGTTAGAGCTTTAAGTTTACCTTCTCAATATGGACAAATAGCTAAAGTATTTACTACTCCACAAAAGGCAAGCGAAGTAACAGCTAATGAAAAAATTACCTCATTGGACCTATATACTTTAGCCTATAATAACCAGAAACAATTAGAGGCACCTTCACTAGCTTTAAAAAATAATCTTAAAACTTATTTATCTCAGTATCGTATGATAAATGATACTGTGAACATTAAAAATGGTTTTATTATTAATATTGGGGTTAATTTTGATATAATTGTACTTCCTAATTTTAATTCAAACGAAGTTATAGCAGCTTGTATAGTAGCTTTACAAGTTTTCTTTAATATAGATAATTGGCAAATTAATCAACCTATTATTTTAAGAGATTTATATAATATTTTAGATAGAGTACCGGGTGTACAAACTGTAAAAAATATAGAAATAGTAAATAAGGCAGGTACTAATTTGGGTTACTCACAATATGGATATGATATACAAGGAGCCACAGTTAATAATATTATATACCCTTCAATTGATCCTTCAATATTTGAGGTAAAATATTTAAATAATGACATAATAGGTCGTGTAGTAACTTTTTAAAGAGTATATTTATAAATAAAATATGGGACTATTAGATAAATTATTAAGTGGAGATTCT